AGGAGAATGGAGATTTCCTAAATGCGCAGGTTGATTCCACTATCGCAATTGCACAAGTCAGTCTTCGCGCAAAGAATGGGGAGCTACAAATTAATCCTCGTGAAGTTGCTTCTATTTTTGAATGTATATTTGCGTGGTTTAGGAGATGTCGACCAAATCGAGGAACGGCTCAATAGTTTGCTGAGAGTTTGATTTCTTTTTTTCAAAATAAATAGAATATTTCTCTATTTTTGTATTAATATTCATCATCTTTGAAAAAACGAGATTTATTGATTCATTCAATGTGAAGAAAATTTCTTGATAAAGCTCTTCAACAGGATATTTTAGAAAACCAGCGAAATCATCACTATGTATCTGTTGCTGGATAATTTTATGTAAGATAACACTATCTTGTTTTGATGTAGTTATTTTCTTGATACAATAATTAAAACAGCTCCCATCATCGAAGACTTTCATATATTTATCATTTATTCCGTATATTTTATATAAATTCTTGCTTGGGTGATGGGTTTTTGAAAGTTTGAAGAGTATTTGTTCAAACTTATAGAGTGGAATCGTTAAATTGGATGGGTCGCTCGATAAATAGAAGCGGTTTTTTTCCTCAGTTTTTTGAATATTCATTATTAATTAAAGATGTTATGATATCTTTAAGTCGGTGTAAAAATTGAATTAAAAGCAATTTGATATATATAATATAATAAAAACCAAAATGGAAGAACTGAAACCAGAATATCGTAATAAAATAGTTGAAATATATGAACGGATTGCTTTTGAAGATGAGGCCTTACCAGCTCGTATTGAGAGCATAATTTTTGAATGGGTCAAGGGAGAACTTGCACGAAGAGGTGAAGTATATGACTATGATCATATTCAATTCAAACTGCTCTATTTGCGCAAGACGGACCAACTATTTCTCAACATAAATCCAGAATCCAATATTAAAAATATGGTTCTTTTGGAGAAAATAAATCGGGGAGAAGTAGAAATTGAGAAATTACCACACCTCACTCCCCAAGAACTATATCCAGAATTGTGGGAGAAATTGAAGGAGAAACAGAAGGCGAATGATGAGTTTCTTTATTTGAAGAAGCCGGAGGCGGCAACTGATGAATACAAATGCAGTCGCTGTAAGCAAAGACGCTGTATTTATACTGAATTACAGACAAGGTCAATTGATGAACCAATGACGAAATATATCACTTGTTTAGAGTGTAATCACAAGTGGCAGATTGCTGGATAAAAATTGAATTAAAAATAATATGATATGAATTAGTAATAAAAATGACAACAATTAGAACCGCTGAATTTATCCGTAGCAATACCGATGAGGATACGCTATTAACAGTCAGACCACGCATTTTCAGAAGGAGTATGGTTTATTCATATGGCTACACAATACGTGGAAATGATGATACTTGTATCAAAAGGAAAAAGATTGAAGTAAATGACAGAGAGCCTATTTTTATTACATTTAGTGTAATAAAAGGCGCAACATACTTTATCAAATTGGATATTGTATATTTGGATGAATCTAAACAGAAATACCGGCTTTTTTATAGCGTTGAGGACGATTTTAATCAGGATAGTGATAAAGAACAAGAGTTTTTTGAGGTTGAAAAAGAAGAAGATGATGAAGAATATGAAATTGAAGAAATTGATAATTTAGAAGTCGATTAAATTTTAATATCCATATACAATATATTATAAAAATGGGAGGAGTTTTTGGTAAAAAATTATTTGGAGAACGGCCCAGTAGAGTAAGAAACCACCAAATACAAAATAAACAAAAAAATATATTAAAATACAGAAAACCATCAAATAATAATAATGTACCAAAATCAAGTCCAGGACAAATCGCACCACAACAAACACAACAAACACAACAAATCGCACCACAACAAATACAACAAATAAGTCCAGCACAACCAAGAACTCGTTCATTTTTTAATAAATTACTTAGAAGACCAATTAATACAAATACTCATCAATTAAATCAAAACAACAAAAACGAAATTTTTTCACAATTAAAGAAAAATATAACATTTATTCTTCAAAGACATGCAACCAGTTGCGCAAACATTATAAATAAAGGGTTTGAAACTGGTTCGACATCATATTTAACATTTGGTAAAACTCGATTAGTAGCAGAAATTTCTCCAGATAGTATGCTTTCAAGTATTGGTATTGATGAATGTAATCAAGTCCATGATTATTTGACAAATGAAGGAAATGAACTTACTAAATTAGAAGGGTTTGATTACTTATTTTGTTGTTCAGAATTAATTCGAACGCAACAAACTATGTTTTTAAGTTATTTTGAATTGATTCATAGTAATGATATTAAAATAATGGTTCTTCCTTGGTTAAATGAAGAACATTATAAAGGTGGAATGAATAAAGATAATTTAACGATAACATTGGCTGAAACAAAAAAAAGATGGACAAAATTTATTCAAATTCTTATTGAATTTCCGGTATTAAGAAAATTATTAGATTATTTAAGTAGTGAAATATCCGTAAATAATAAGAGTAAGAGTGTATTTATTCCTGCTACAAGATTATCACAAGAAGAAATAGAAGAAAAAAATACATTAATTGAAAAAGTTAAACGCATGTATGGGGAAAATATTAAAATAAGTGATGAATCGATTCGTCTCAAAATAGAACAAGAAACAAATAAATATAATAAATATTCAAACTGGGATAGTGTTTTTTATTTACCAGATTTTATTTATAGAACTCCTCCAACTGGGCAAGATGCAACTTTTGATAAAAGAGATGACTTAGAAAGATTATATAAAATAAAAATGAAAGAATCTTGTGGAATACTATCATGTTCATATAACGCGAATGATTTATTATTTGCTTTACCATTTATATTATATTTAAATAATCAAAAAGAAAAATTACAAAAACAACAATTAAAAGTATTTATGACTGGGCATAGTCATACAATGGTTCAATTATTAAATTTTATTACATTACGAACGAATAATGGTAGTCAAACGCCATATTATTCAAAACCATATTTAGAAAAACAACAAATGATGAATGCTGAAATTATTGCATTAGAAAAAATTCAATTATCAAGATTAATTAATATTCGTGATTTTTCAAGTGCGTTAGGTCCAACTGTAATACAAGATAATCCACAAATGATTAATCATAGAGAGCTAACAAAAACTAAATTTAATGAATTATGTCGAAAATTTCCAGTTGGTTTTTCAGAACATCTCATTTCAAAACAATTAAAAGACGAAACCTTTAAAAAAATAAGACCATTTTACTTTTTTTATAATTCTAATCTTGGAATCGTATATTCACTTGTTGATATAGTTAATCAAGTAATACAAACATCAAATGATGTGTTATATAAAGAAAATTATCCATTACGTGTATTTTTTGGTATGACATTATTACAGTACATTGGTTATTTAATGGTTGCAAAAGTAGTTGTATCTGAAATGAATAATAAATTTAAAAAAAATCCAAAATATGATTATCAGGGATTATTCGATAAAATTAGCAAGTTGGATACAGAAATACATAAATATGTTGGTGATACTAGAAATATTAATTCAAAAAATAAAAATTCACAACTGGTTCTACAACAACAGCAACAATTAACAGAAGCCAACAAAAACAGAAACAGAAACAGAAAGATCCGCATTGAAAAAGGATTTAAAAACGAATCGGACAAAAAAATAAAAAATCAAATTAAGGGGTTTATTTCTGAAATTAACAAGATTAAAAAAAATCATACATCCGCTAATGGAAAACTACATATCAGTCACAAAACAAGAATAAACGGAATTCAAAGACATATAAACCTTCTTACATCTCAACTTCAACAAGGAGGGCAAGCCTCAAATACTGCAATTCAGTATATGGAAAAAAATGAAAACGTTTATTTTGATAAAGCACAACAATTTCCAAAATATAGCACAACAATCAAGCAATTTTTATTTAAGACTTTACCTGAATTGAGAAATATTCAGGACCGTCAAGAAAAACGAAAAAAATTTGTTGAATTACTTCATAAATCACTTTTATCTACATGTGATATTAAAAAAGAACAACAAAATAAGATTACTAATTTCATGAAAAATAGTTTTCCGGCTGGTTTATTAGAACAAGATTCAAAAACACCGACTCGTGAAAATAAAAATAAAGGTCAAGGAATGTTAGAAAGAGTTGAGAAATTAAATAAAAAAACTGGTAATAAACTTATTCCACATCTTATGCCAGTTCCATTTATTCCATTAGACAAAACTGGTAATAATCAATTGGATAAAATAATTGAGCATATGAAAAATATGGGAGGAATTTATACATCACCCAATTATACAAAAGATATAAATTTAATCCAGATTTATGCTGATATAAACCGGTTGACTATTAAGAATACATTAAAATTTATATATCCTTCAATAAATGATTCAGTTATAAAATATATAATCAGTTATATTCATAAAATAAATATAACATTTGTAAATTCAAATATATATTATTCACAAACGAATCTATTTTTTTATGATCTTTTAATATTATTTTATAGTAATTATGGAATTCAATATATATTCGACAATTATAAAAATATGGCAATTATATTTTCAATAATTGAAAATTTTAGTATAAATATAGGACCAATATTATTAGAAACCGAATTTAAAAAGAATTTTTCATTTATTACGTATAGATGTACATTTATTTCACTTGAATTTTTAAATTTAGAATTATATAAAAAAACTCATGAAAAATATACAAAAGAAGAAATAATTAAAAATATAAAGCGTTGTTATTATTATACTATTTATAAAAATACTGAATATTATGAAAAATATGGATTATGTTTTTTTTATTTTTCATTATATATTCCGGATTTAATATATTATATGTCAGATAATATGGAATTCAATATAGATATGACCACTAATAATGGTTCACGTAAATTTACGAATATGTTGAAGGATGAAAAACTTTTAATGAATTATTATAAGAAAAAAGTAGAATATTTATTCAATTTATCAGATGTAGAAATTAAAGAAAAAGGAGAAAAGGTTATTGATTATTTTATGACTAAATTCCGCAACAATATAATTAAATTAAAATCATCAAATTATCATATATTATCAAAAAGTCGTAAATTAAATACAAATAAATTATATGTTGATTTTATAAATAATATCAAACCATATGAAGAAGATAAGGGTCATATTATAAAAGAAAAATATTATAATACTACACAAGAAAATTCAAATAATCAATCTAGTCAGATAGCAAACTTTAAAACCAATTTTGAAAAAGTAATTGAATTAATAACGGAACCAGTCCATTTTGAATCAAATGAAAAAGCAATTGCGACAATATCCGGAATACCCGCGAAGTTTGAACAAAGTCTTGTTTCTTCACATTTTTTTGCTTTCGAATTTAAACTTGATAAAATAAAAGAATTTTGTTCAAAAGGGTTAATGAAATTTTCAAAAAAAGATTGTATTCAATTTATTAAAGCAGATGTAGAAAATATAATAATATTTGTTAAAGAATTATTTCACACTGAAACTGATATATGGAAATATTTTGTTGAAATACAGATTCGTTTAATAAAAGAAGGGTATATATTTGCGACGCCAGAAATAAATACTCTAATATATATATCTCGACTTTTTGGAAGTAGTTTTGATAGTATTTTGGAAATATTTTATCAATCTTTCCCATACATGATATTTTGTTTTCAATATGTCGCAAAAATTGCGAGTGATATTTATAATATACTAACATCACCATGTCAGATTTTGAATGAATTATTTAATCAAATCGGACTTGAAAAAATGATTATACTATATAAATATATAAATATTACAAATATTGAAATCATGGAGTATATTAAAAAATATGGAATTATTTTTCTGATATATGCTTTATTAACACCTTTTTATATATGTCAAACAGAATTGACTGGAAAAAATATAACATCATATAAACAAGAAATTATTAATAAATTAAAAGCAATGGATAAATATGAAATAGTCAAGAATGTAAAATCAGCATTTGATGACCAAAAAATTGCTGATTTTATTCAGAAAGTTGGAGAAAATAAAAATGATATATTTGGTAAAGTTCCAGTTGTAGTTCCTCAAATAAATAACAGTAATATAAATAGTTTTAATGTAAGTAAGTTTTCTAATAATGGAACAAAATATAATAAAAAAATCATCGGTTCTACTCCTCCGGGTTCTAATAATGAACCAAATGGACAAAACGCAGAATTTATTTGGAGCGTTTTTACAATTCCAGTTTAAAAACATTATTCATAATAAATTATTATGAATCTCCAATTTATAGCCGAGAATGTCTTCGTTATCTCACTAACAACCCGCACCGACCGCCGAGAGAAAGTCTCCAAGGAGCTAAAATCCCAGAAGATTCCCTTCCAATTTTACGACGCCATCGCCGATGAGAATCCAATCTACGGGTGCACCGCCAGTCATATCAACGTCATCAAAATCGCCCGTGATAAGAGGCTCCCATATGTCCTCATTTTGGAAGATGATGCCAAGTTCGTTCAACCATTCAAGCTCCCTCCTCTTCCACGCGATTGGTCAATGCTTTTTCTGGGGGCCTGTGTGAATAAGGTATACGATGAGTATTATTACCGCTGGAAGCGTTGTTCAAATTGGTATGCTCACGCATATATTGTCCGCGATACAATGTATGACCGCATCATCGAAGAGGCCTCCCAGAATATGGACAAGCGTCTCATTGATGAATATTACTGCGAGTATCTTCATCCAACGATTCAGTCATATTGTATATATCCTACAATGATTACACAGGCCGATGATTATAGTGATATCTTGAAGACGACGCTTGACCGCCATCAGAAGGTCATCAATTTTGACCGCCTCATTGAGATGAAGAACCCAAATCCCCCACAGTTTCCCGAAATCTACTGTATCAACTTGAAGACGCGCCCCGACCGGCGCGAGTATATGAGCGAGTTATTCCGCAAGAACAACCTGCGCGTGAATTTCTATGAGGCGACCCCTCACCCCAATGGAGGCACAGTTGGTTGTAGAACATCGCATCTCGACATCTTGCGAGAAGCCCGCGACCGTGGCCTACCACGCGTCCTCATTTTGGAGGATGATATCGAGTTCATTGGGGACCTGAGAGAGGTAGTATTACCTGCGGAGTGGTCGATGTTTTATTTGGGCGGAAACTGGGTCGACATCTTGAATAAAGCGGAGTCCGATAACTATTGTAGAGTCCGCAGTTGGAGCACGTATGGTTATGCGGTAACGTCATCGTTCTACGATACACTAATCGAGGGACTTTCAGGGACGGATAAGGAGATTGACCGCTACTATTTGGAGAATATCCATCTCAATCATCCGGTCTATATGGCGAAACCGCAGGTCGTCGTCCCCGCGGAGGCGTTCGACAGCGATTCTGATATTCGGGGGGCGGATGAGGGCGTGAATTACGGCTTCCTGCGCGACGCAGAGAGGATTAATTTGGGAGAGCGCGACGTCGCGAAACCGGCGAAATTGAAGATTGTTGGAGGGGCCGAGATAAAGGCTGTGGAGGACTGCGACCTTCCGATGGTCTCCATTATTACGCCCACACGCAACCGGAACCATTTTATGAAGTTGGCCATTTATAATTTCTATTCACAGAATTACCCGAAGGATAAATTGGAGTGGATTATTATTGATGAGAGTAGTACGCCTGTTAAGGACCTTTTACCGGCTGATGATCGCATAAAGTATTACTATGTTAATGAGGAGGAGCGGAAATTTGTGTTTGAGTCATGGGTGGCGAAGTATGGTGAGGGGGAGATTCCAGCCCCTCATAAGAGGGAGTATGGAGACTTCTACAAATTGCGCCTTCCAATTGGGTTAAAGAGGAATATGGGGGTCAGAATGGCGACGGGGGCCGTAATCGTTCATATGGACGATGATGATTATTATCCACCGAATAGCGTTCGCCTTCGTATAAATTTTCTGAATTACTCAAAGAAGCCCTGCGTGAGCTGTTCTTCCATCGCGAGTTTCAACATTTGTCGGATGATATCGATGATTAGTGTCCCCCCATTCGATATGAGTTATGAAAAGAGGACGAGTGAGGCGACTTTGGCTTATGAGCGCGGATTTTGGGAGAAGAAGCGGTTCGAGGGAGGAGATGTGTGTAGTGAGGGAGAAGCTTTTTTGAGGGGGCGGACCGATGAGGTGTTGGACCTTGATTGGCAGGGAATTATAATCAGTTTGCGTCATAGTGGGAACATTTCGAATAGGAACGAGCTGACAGAGGAACCTAATGGGTGGCACTTCGGAAAAATAGACAATCAGCTATTTTTGTTCTTGACGTCATTGGATGAAAAGAAAATAAAAATTGATTAAAATTATCCATTTATTTTTAGTGATGTAAAGTTCAAAAATGAGCACAAGCGAAGAAGAACAGAATATAATTTATATTGAACATGAATATGATAATGAGTATCGATTTAATAAAAATAATCAATCTCCGATTGATCTACAAGATCAACCTGAACTACCAGTATCATGTAAAAAATTGGATCGCACATATAATGCGGTTCAAATTTCCAAAAGGTTCGTTGTAATTAAGATTAATAATAAAAATACATTGGTTAAGATTGAACATCCTCATCGGAGTAAACCATTACATGTTCATATAATTGAATATCTACATTCTCTACGTGATAATGATGGGAATTATTTTGATGATGTATGTGGAATTGTAGCATTCGTCATTTTTACTGACCATATTTTGAGAATACGTTTGACAAATACATATGACAGTTCTTCATTTGAGGAATGTAAAACTGATTTTTCATTCCGTATTTCAGAAACCGAATCATCATTTAAAATAATTGAAGATGATAGAGATGAACGTTTGAGAGTCTGTTTGGTTTCGGATGAAGGTTGTTGGAAAAAAGTTGAATTATTTGAAATCTGTTTATTGAATAATGATGACGAATGTCTTTTTACTAGATGGAAAAAAATTTTCTTCCGATTACCACCAAATATCACAGGAATCGAAATCGATTGGGAAAATGATTATGTTGTTCTAACTATGACAGGAAAATCTACTGAATTTCAGATTTACATCTTTGATGGAAAATCAGGTTTACTTGATGATGATACTGATTCAATTTTTCTTTTGAACAAATGTGAAAGATGTATTCTTGCGACAAGTGATCAACTCGATCGATTCCAAGATATTGGATTTCAAATTGTAGCGACGATATATGTTTCTCCATTTAAAGATGATGATGACTTCCCAGAAATTCAGGAGTTTATCAAAGTTATGTTGGAGGAATTGAACAAGTATGTCCGAAATCATGAAGAGGATTCGGACTGTGGTTCGGACTCTGACTAAATTTTTCTAACTCGGTTTGGAAAATTATAATATAAAAATTGATTAAAATTGTATATTTATTTTTAGTAATATAAAGTTGAAAAAATGAGCGAAAGCGAACAGAACATAATTCATATTAGTAAAAATGTACTTAGAACTTCTTTCAATTTGGAAGGATCCAAGCATATATCATCATCATCACCCAATTGCTCTAATTGGGATGAAATTCAATGTTATCGTGATAGTAAGAATTCAGCTCTAATTATGAAAATATTTAATGAACCAATAACTGTAGTATTCCATCATTCTTCTGATAATACACCATTACATGTCAATATGATTTTTAATGAAAATGTGGTCTATGATGATAAAGATGATAAAGATGATAAATTATACACCAGAATCGATTCTTATACATTGTTCATCATTTTTCAGAACAGGATTGTAAAAATAAATTTAGAGAATATTGGATCTGGTTGGAGATTCAAAAACCGTATAACCGATAAATCCTTCATGATTTCATCTAATTTATTCCAAGAAAGTAATAATTCATTTTTCAAAAAAATAAGTGAAAATTGTGTAATATCTTGTTTAGTTCAGAATCAGACTTGCTGTATAAAAGAAATTGTGCTTGTGCAGGATGATGACGAACATCTTTTTTATACAGGTGTCCAGTTTTCATTCGAATTACCATCCAATTTTACTGTTATCAACTACAATGAACAACATTGGTATGGTAATTGTATTGGTATTGATGGAAAATTGGATGGAATGGAGAATCCTTCACAATTTTACATTTATTATGATGGGAAAACTGATAAGCATGATGATTTACAACCAATTTATCTGTTAAAAGAAGGTGATAGATGTATTCTTGCGAAAAGTCATCAACTCGATAGATTCCAAAGAATTGGGTTTGAAATTGTCGCGACAATATATATTCGTCCATATGATGAAGATGAAGACCGTCCCGAAATTCCAGACTTTATCAGAGATTTATTGGAATTGAACGATTATGACCGATGTCAAAATGATTCGGATCCTGGTTCGGACTAGGACTTTGACTAAATTTTTCCAAAACTCTTTTTTTGGAAAATTATAATATAAAAATTGGTTTGAATTATACGATTATTTTCAGTCATATACAGTTCAAAAATGAGCGAAATAGAAACTCAAAAATGTATCAAACCAATTTTTTCTGACAAGTTGGGTAAAAGCAAGAGCAAAAGCTTCGTCCAAATTTACGATGTAGAAACTGGAACTTTTGTAATAAAGATATACAATTTCGTTTCAGAAAAGTTCTTCAATTTTGCGTTCAAGAACGAGTTCGATGAACAGCCGTCGCAATTTCATACATTCTATCGCGAAATTACAGTTCGTGTGGAGGATACTGGATTTTATTTCCTTGGATTAGAACAAATTTATGTGTGTTTCATTTACAAAGCGCGATTCGTTGTTGTTCAATACGTTGAATATTGTCGAGTTGAAATCATTGGAAACATTGGAATGTGAATTTAATGCTGAGAGAATTTCTATCGAAAAGAACGGCTATTTCTGGATTTGTTGAGTTTTCTCAAAAAATATTCAGTTTTTTGAGAAATTTTATAATTAAAGCTATTTACATCGCGAAGAACTTCTTGATTTTATCAAGGACTGATACCTTCTTACCTGTTGATTTTGTGTCTTTTTTAGAATCCTTCTTAGAATCCTTCTTAGAATCCTTCTTGGGCTTAGTGGTCTTAGTTGCGGTCTTGGGCTTCTTCGCCTTAGAGGCCTTCTTCTTCTTAGCACCACCAGTCTGTTGTCCACTTGAATTAGGGTAAGGTGCAAGATTTCTATCAGGACCATCAACAGCTTTAATCGTTCCATAATCAGACTGGAATGGACCAGAAGAAGGTGCATTCATCTGCGCGTTTGCATCATTAAATTGAACGGGGGAATAAGTTGCGCCTACTTCATCACCACCTCTCTGAGTTTTACGCTTTGATTTCTTCGCGGAAGAAGCTTTCTTCGCGGGTTTCTTTGTGGAAGAAGCTTTCTTAGCGGGTTTCTTCTTACTAGAAGAAGTCTTCCTCTTTTTAGCGCCACCATATTTCTGGTTATAACTTGTCTCAAACTCTTTCCATTCTTTCTCAAAGTCAAAATCACTAAATTTTGAAGAAGATTTTTTAGCTTTTCCTTTTCCACCCTTCATATCAACGGTTCCGTATCTTTCAACGTTATCATAATCGAATCCTTGAACCTCACCAGCCTTTGAATCAGTATTTCCACCTTTCATTATATTATAAGCAAACAAAATTATTTTTGTTTCCAATTAATGAATTTTTCCATCTTTACGAACCTTTCCTAAACGGATTGGTTTATCGATATCTAAAATGTCATACACATCCAAAGTTTCCATGTCAACTCCAACTTTCCGAATATTCTTCGGGGCCACCTTTAATGGATTCTCGCACTCCTTATCATGAAAATAGCATAAGCTCTTTTTCTTCTTATCGGCCCACACTAAATTATTATCATCATCTAAAAACATAGGTTCCAATTTCTTATGAATAGTCTTCGTTTTCATTTCCGTCTTCTCATAAACGAAATCGTCCTTAATATTTGCTTTATATGCTAAACCTTTGGCGTCTAGCCCGAAACTGAAACACTTGATTTCCTTCTCATTATCAACGGCATTCAATTTACAATCGACTGCGATATCCTTCATAATCCGCTTAATTTCTTCTGTAACCTTCATCTTCTTTTGCGCAATCTCATACATATATTCATCTGTTGTTTGCTTCTCGTCGTGGGCCTTCGCATCCTCTTTTCCAACAACCGAAAAATACCGATATACATCGACGGTCCGGTCCTTTTCGGGGAGGTCCATGTGCGATAAAAAGCGGTTCGCCCGTCCAATAACTTGCGATGTCCGAACATCATGCCAGTATGGTTCCATTACATGAACTTGACGAATATTCTTCATGTCTAATCCCTCTGCTCCCGCGCTCGTAACTAAAAGGGCCTTCAATTTCTCCCCATACATATTCTCCTTTGAATTATAAAGGTCAAGTATAATCTTGCGCGCGGTCTCCGATTCTTCACCAGAATAAATCGCGAACTTTTTAGCTCCCTCTGGATTCTCGGGCTCTAAATAGTTGAATCTCTCCCATCCATTCGCCTCCAAAACCAGCGCGAACACACCGATTCCTTCCAGAGACCGGAAAGCAGAGTATACGAAAATAAGCCCATTGCTTTTATCCATATTTTCCAGAATCTTCGACATTTTGGGGGAATACGTTTTCAATCCAGACTCCGTATTTACAAGATATGTCTCCTTCTTTGCACCCAGCTCTTTGAGTGCTTTCTCAATGAGCGATTTATCTTTCGCATTCACAATGTCGTTCACCCTCTTATCCTCCTTCTCCATTTCCTCCAATTCTTCCATCTCTTTATAAGTCTTCTTCTTTTTCTTATCGAGCATCTTCTTGCGCGCATCTTTGAGGAATTTCCGGACGAATGGGCGCTCAATTTCCTCAGGGAAAGTGAAATTACTGAATTGACGACTGAACACCTTGAATAGCGATGATATCTTGTTCTGGGACCGGTTCTTGCTCTTAGTATTCCCAATTTTACCGAGCATTTTTTGAACAACACTTGATTTCTCTTTTTCCATTTCAACATCTCGAATTTCCTTGTATTTTAAGAATTGGTAGGGGCTCATCTCGACATATTCAAAATTAACTGGGTTAACTGTGGGATAGTAGATTGGCTTCCCACCACGGTAGTAGCTCACTATTCCGAGCATCCTCCTTTTGAGCATATCCACATTTTTAAGAACGTCGCCCTCCATTGTTTCTTGTATGAAGTAGCTGTGAAATTCATCTTCGTCCTCGGGATATAAAGTGTATCGCGCCACTTCAATAAAATCTAGGATAATTCCGGACTCACTTGCCATTTTAATAACGGCGCGGACCGTAGCATCATACTCTCCTCCCATCGTATATAAATATACATATCGCTGATAAACGTCGATATATTCAATGTCTTGAACAGTTATCAATTTCTTCCGGAGTTCCTCTAATTGAACATCGATTCCTCGTCCCTTATCTTTGACCGATTTTAGGAAAAGGGTCGGGACGTGGATGTAGCCACGGAGTATGTTCGATAAAAGTGCAACCTCGAATGGATAGTTAATGATGGGGGTTCCACTTAATCCGACTATTTTCAAGTTCTTAGCTTCCATTAGCATCCGGTAAATCTCGGGGCCTTTTTTACTTTTTGTCACCATCATCGAAATCAGATTATGGACTTCCTCAATGATAATAGTGTGATTATCGAGTGATGAAATCTTCTGTAATTGTTCAAGCGTATTGGGCGCATTATAACTGATGAATGTGTAAATTTTGGAATAGTCCTTATCCGTGTAATCAACACCACAATCACCCATCAGAGCGGTTATGTAATTTGTCCGGAGACTTCCAGGGCACATTATAATGACGTTCTTTTTAGTTTTCAAATGCTCAGCGACGGCGATGCTTGAACACGTCTTTCCACTCCCGAGGCCGTGATAGAGTAGTATCCCACGATATGGGGATTTCATTGATAGATAGTCCCTGACGAATTTTTGGAATGGCCGGTAGTCCCATTTTATCGACTTATTTTCAACTTGTTTAATCCGATATTTTATAAATTTTGTGTTTATCCATTCTGGAAATTCTTTCATATTTTGTGAAACCCAAAGCATAATTACTAATTTATATTTAGAAAAAAAATAGTATAAAAATAATTGTATATAATAGGTATGTCAGAAATTGATACGATTGTAAAAGAGGGAAAAATCCTTTCAAAGAAGGACCTTGAAACAAAACTTTCTGTTAAACGGGATATTTTATCGATTGTTTCTAAAATGAAAGATAATACATTTGTTATGAATTTAAAGATGTTCGACTGGAAGCAAAAAATTATTAGCGGGGAGATTACGATGACTGATGATCCCAGTCAGGCGGAATGGCTTCTTGAACCACTTTGTGTCTATTGTGATGATATCGAGGAGAGCGCTCGACATATCGCAAACGAGCTCTTCCGGATGAAGCATCTATATGTGAAAGCGCGCAATGATATTTATCCGGATAGGTTAAACATCGATGTTAATTTTGAAGTGGCCGTTGTAATTGTTAAAACGAACCCGACCATTACAAAGCATATGGATTCCGTTTTGCTATATGGGGCGCGTCTGAATTTTAATGGGATGTTAATGGTCCCCATATTACTCTACGAATATATGACCCCTAAATTTAATTATTTCGCTTGGAAAGAAAATTTGGAGATTGAGCCTTTTTTATGGAAGGCGCAAATTGATAAATGGAATAAGCACACCGACAAAGTTGTATATAGCCCACACGCATCTTCTTATACCACAGATATTCATAAAAGTGTGTTGGCTCTTATTCATAGAGAGGCTGATGGGTCATATATTATGACGGGCTATTATACATATTATCTTATGTGTGGAGCTGAGAATGGCCCCTATCAGGGAGATTATCATGTATATCATGAGAAGCCGGAGGACTTCATAGGGCGCATTCGCGAAGTGCACGAGATTGATGTTCAAGAGGAAGAGCCCATCTTTTATTTTGAGAAGAATGCGTATAAGGTTTATTATAATAAGGTGCTGGTATTAACAATTTACCATTTTGATTACTCTATGAATTATATTGTTTATAGCGGTTATAAGCACGTGAATTATCACGGAGCTCTTCTTTTTCTTTGCTTAGAGATGTTGCGGTCTGGTAAGAAAGGGTCCGATGATATCGGGTATTTAATAAAGACGCGAAATAACTCGAAGAGTCCGAAGTTCGAAATATTACAAAATGTTTGTTCTGGTCCGAGGACAACTCCATATATTGAATTTAAGAAGAAGGAATGGAACCGCGAGCTCAATTTTTTCCATCGCCCAAATAAAGTAGAAGATGATTCCGACTTAAAAATATAATCATATATAATATAAATATGACAAACCAATATGAAATATATTCAGAGAAGTTTTATGAAGAACTTCCAGTGCTACTTGAAAAAATAGAAGTTGAGAATACTGATGTTCCAAATATAGGATTGGAAGATTATAAAAAACAGATTGATATTGTTGAGAAATTCATCTCACGGAATAAGTTGAAAATATATGGTGGGGTATCTTTGAATAAGTTCATGCCAGATGATGATAAAATATATAAGAATAGAGAAGGTAAAATCGTTGATTTTGACATTTATAGTCCAATGCCAAAGAAGCACTGTGTTGAGTTGGGGAATGAGCTGTTTAAGGCTGGATTCAAATATGTTGATATTCGAGAGGGGGTTCATGCTGGTGTTTATAAAATATTCAATTATTTTCAGGAAGTTGCGGATGTGGTTTATATTCCAGAGAGAATATATACTTTAATTCCGTATAAGACAATAAATGGAATGAACTATGTATTACCGAAATATATGAAAATTGATATGCTCGTATCTCTTACAAACCCAGAACAGAGCATGTTTAGATGGAAGAAGGACTATGATAGATTACAAAAATTGGAGAAGTATTTTCCTGTTGAAAAACCGAAAAATTTTGTTGAAAAGAAAAGTAAGTATGTAAAATCAGAAATGGAAAAGAAAATTTATGAATATATTATTAAAAAGGATGATGTTATATTTTTTGGGGATATTGCGTATTATGCTTATATGAAAAGCTCTGGATTAGCTGATTATTATTCACCAGAAGTTAAATATATTGAGATTGGTGTTCAGAATCCAAATACACTGTTAAAAGATATACAACAATTTGGGAAGATTAAAATAAAGAGGTATCATCCATTTTTAAAATATGTTCCTGGTCGATATATTATTTCACCGGAGAACAATGATAGTCATATTCTACTTATTATTTATGAATTGAATGAGAAATGTATACCGTACGTATTGTATAATAAAATAAAGATATCATCTTATCATTCATTGGTTCTTTATTATTATTTTATGTATTATTTGTCGGCGTGTTATGGAATTCGGGATAGGAAGGATGTTGTAGAATGCTGTTTATATGAATTAGACAGGGCGAAGAAGTATTACTTTTCACGGACTGGAGAGAATGAATTTTCTAATAGTCTATTCCGATATTTTATAACTACTTGCATTGGGACCGAGAAGAATTTGCTTGCTGATTCAAAAGTTAAAAAGTGGAAGAAAGAGAGAACATTCACTTATACACCGGATAAAAGAGAATTTTTGGTTCTTGCGGATAAAGTTCCGGCTGGAATTGTTTATAATATGAGCGGAGAATTTGATAAAGAAGTTCGATTGTAAAATAGATATTACTATGAAAAAAATTTGTCTAAAAATGTCCATTTTTTAGCTTTGATTGAACTAATAAGTCGTGTATTTTCATCTTTCAATTCCATATTTTCAATTTGTAATTGAATCATTTTTTCAGCTATTAGGCGCTTGTATTCATTGAACTCTTCATCATATGATTTCTTCATTTCGGATTCTTTTGCTATTGTAAATTCTGTTTCAATTTGTTGTAGTAGGAGCCATTTTTGTTCTTCTACTCTGTTTTGTTCTTGTCTTAAACTTTCGCGATATTTTTGTAGATCAGATTCTTTTTGTTTTAATAGGCGCGATTCTAATTCTCGGAGTTCAGATTCTTTTTGTTTTAATAATTCATTATTCAATTTAGTATCTTTCTCATTTAATAAACGCTCTTCGAGTTCATTCAATGCCATCTGTTTCTCATTTAATAAACGCTCTTCGAGTTCATTCAATGCCATCTGTTTCTCATTTAATAAACGCTCTTTGAGTTCATTCAATTCCGCCTCCTGCGAATTCTTATATATATTATATTCGCTAATATACCTTATTTGCTCTACCCTCCGCATCAAAAATAATAATATTTTCTTCTTCCGATTATAATCTGATTGTTGAATCCACCGTTTAATAAAATATCCGATTTTATGAGAACAAACTTCTAATCTGACTTTTAATAATATTCCGGTGCGGATATTTGTAATAATTTTGCTAACTATATTTTCCCATAATCGCCACTGCTTTCTTTTTTGAATTTCTCGAAATGATTTTTTGAAAATGATTGCTCCACTTATTTTTTGAAGGGCCAGTCGCGCATCTGAATATTTTTGTCGCGGTTGTAATCGTGCAACAACTCCAAAAAATATTTCGAACATTCTTTTAATTTCTTTATTTAGTAATTCCTGTAATTTCGCCTCAGTCGCTTTCGTATAAAAATACATCGTCTTACCAGTCATGATTCCTTCACGCAGTAAAATATCTTCGAGTGCGGTTTGCGTAAATAGTATCTCATATTTTTTATCAAACATCTCTTTTTTCATCCGAATAGGGAGCGTCTGGCGCGCAATTTTAAGGGCGCTCATTATCCCGCAATAATTCAACTGATTCCTAACCTTTTCAACATCCCACTTTTTGGGAATATGTTCATCGTTCGGTTTGATGCATCGGATAAAATGGAGTGATGAAGATTCCAGCTCATTCATCAATTCGCTCAGCTTCTGGCGAAATTGCGATGATATTGTGCTAACACCTATGGATCCCCTCTTATTCATTGGCTGTTTTGTCTGTATGAAAAGTGGCGATGATTTCATTATTTTTCCAATGAAAATCACAACATCCGATGAAATCCGGTCGACATTTTTCTTATAAAAATCACCAACTATATATTCAACAGAATCCGCATAATGTTTAATTATTATTTTCTCTCGAACAATTCGATAGACTGCTTCATTTTTAGGCAGAGACGCAATCAAACCTGCGTCAGATTTTGCATCTAATAGCGTTTTCTCATCCAGAATAGGAAAAAATCCGGACGGCTTCAATTGAAAAAAATCGATAATGTGGCGGTTCGATTGAAATGTGATTGACTCGTGTGGGACCCCCTCTTCTTCAAGAAACTTAATTTCCTCTTCGAAGATGTATTTATTGAATAGGGTCTGGATACATTCATTCGTGAAGTTAATACATAATTGTTCAAACCCATTCTTCTCGAAAACTTCGAACCCGAATATATCCAGTATATTGAATTGCTTCGCTGGTATCAGGTTGCGATTATTCATCTTCCGATTTATTAGTGCGACAACCCCATCAAATAAATTCTCGTATATTTTCATAACAATCGTATTCCGTGTTTGGGCCATCTCCGCCTCATTCAAATCGATGACGATTGATTCCTCATTACTCACAATAGTTTTCTTCGTCAAAACTCGATTTAGGTCATCCGTCGTAAAACATTCCATATTAGACTCAAATCGTCCATAGAGAAGATTGATTAAAAAATTCATTATTTTTTCAAAATGAATCCACTCATCATTCCCTAGGTTGGTATCTGACCATAATTGCCGGAAATTGTCTTTTTGGAGAAATGATGAATCCCATTCAGGTCGCGGTTCGGAAATATAAGTTGGGACATTTGATTGATAGCCGAACGTATAAAAAATATGATAGTTCGAATCCTTATTTGATACAATCCGCGTCTTTTCAAGAAGGTATGTCGTTATTTTTGAGCTATATTCATTATTATTTATGTTGATTTCGATGTATTTTCCGAAACGGGATGAGTTGTGATTGCGAGGGGTCGATGCGTTTCCGAGCGCCTCTAAAATGAGGTTATACTGGAATAAATTCGTGATTTTCGCAAGATATTGGATTATTATTTTAGTAGTCTCTGTCTTTCCCGCACCGGACTCGCCACTTATCATAACTGAATGTTTCTTTGTTTGGGAGTCGAGAATTTCATTGACCATCTTGTGAATATGTGGAGGGGTCGCAACTTGTTGAAATGGGTTTGCGGAAATAAGGACGCATCCCGCATACGTGTAAATATCGTCATTTTTATAACGGACCTCTAAATTTGAGTTGATGTCTTCGATGTTTATATTCTCCATTTAAGAGATTGTGATATTTTTTTCTGTATTAAATTAAATGATAAATTATATTATAAGTATAATTTATATATATAAATGAAATCGTGATAAAAAATTTAATCATATATTTTTTTACTAATCGCATTTAATATTTTTTTTAGAATTTTATAATTTTTATTAAAATGAATATCGTGGATAAATTTATATGTTTTCTTATATCTTTTTTCATTATCAAGTCCTGATAACCAGCAAATAAAATCACATAAAAATATAAAAAATTTACTTGTTTTATTACCTGAAAACCAATTATTTCGATTTTCTGTTTTAGAAACTAATTGAATAATTAAAGGTAATTTATAACAATATATATTATTAATTTTATTTGTTATAGTATCAATACAAACTTTTTTTGTATATAATTGTAAATATATTTTATAAAAAACATTATTATTATATATCATTGCATGAGCTCCTGCTTTATTATATACTTGTAAAAAATTATTGTTCAACAAATATTTATCTGAAGTTGACATAAGTATGCTTCCAAGTGTTAAAATTTCAGGATTATATATTTCTAAAAAATCATTTATATTTTTTATATCTTTATCAGTTATATTATTTACTACAAAATCATCTTCAAATATTAGAATTCTGTCATAATTATGTTGTATTGCATCATTGAATGCTATCATATAAGCATCTGATATATCAAATTTTGTATTTTGATTAATTAGATGCTTACTGCAATTTCGAAATCCATAATTCCATTGAAGATATATATTTCTCGTAAATGGATAATCCTCTAATTGTCTACGAACTCTTTCTTCATGTTTTGAACCTACCATTATTAGAACATATGTCATATCCACATTCGGAAAAATAATCTGACTATCATATTTATTATGTGTGCTTATTCTTTCATGTCTATAACATTGATTATTTATATTCATAATTATAATTAAGAT